CCCCCGAAGGAGTTTTCAACATTTGAGGGAGTGAGGTCTTGAGTCTCACTCTTGCTCTGGAACTTGAACCCTGAGAGGTCTGTCGTTTTTTCATATGGAACAAAATTCATAATGACTATGGCTTCTGGTTGGACTGTTAATCCAACACCATACTGCGGATGGTTGTACCCCTGCACTCTTAACTTGGCTTGAACTGTTGTTCCTCTGCCTAGACCGACATACTTCTCTCTCTCCTCTCCTGTAATAGGAGTGCCATACTTATCTACTAATACTGGCGGTGTATTCTGGAATCTATTAGCACCCTGCCCTGCTTCGACAGTCTTTCTACATTTAATCTCCATAACATTTCTACCCTCGAACTCGGTGAATCCAAATCTAGAGTGCTCTCCCATCTTGAAAGTTTGTTTGGGAAATGCAGTCTTTAATTGCAATTTCCATTCGTCTAATCCTTTCATAAACTCGTCATATACCCTTGTTGTTTCTGGCTGGTCAGGGTCTAGCAATAAGGTAACGCTCCATTCTGGTGGCTTATTAAATGCAGTATCTGGTTTTACTAGATGACTCCATGCAACTCCACACTCTGGAGTAAAAATATAAAAGGGCCTTGCCTTTAACTGATTAGTATTCATGTGATGAAATAGGTTGATGAACGTGTAAGTAAAACATCTAATCCCCCAAGAGTAGGTTCTGGAGGTAGTGCTTCTATTTGTTTGTCTGTTAATTGGGCTTTTAATTCTGCCTTTAGTTTCGATAGACAATCAACTGAATACATATCAGCGAATGTCTGTCTAACTGAGTTACGCAGTACACTCATTTCAGACGGAGTAGTAACGAAACAATCGTGGATGCCACAGATATTTTCGACTCCTTGTATTGAAGCATGAATTGTAGAAAATGCCATATGACTTGCATCAAAACTATGTAATATATTTGCCGAAATTGCATGCCCCATCTTCTTTGTATTAAGTTCTGGAGTTTCTTCGTTTGTTCTTATATCTAAATAAACGTCAGATAAATAACGTAATTGTATTCTTATTTTTTTTGGGTCGTAGTATTTCTGTTCGACATGTAATCCAGTTGGGCTAGTCCAATAAACTGCTTTGTTATCCTTACCTAACTCCCTGCCTATAGCCCTAAACCATTTCATAGCAACTAAGGCTGGTTTGATAGCTTTACCTGACTCCTGATATAAAAGGTTAGCCATATAACTAACAGTACTCATAGCTCCTTTACCTCTTGTCCAATTATTTTTACCTAATGTTTTACCTCTCTCGACAGCCCAGCTGTAGGCATGATGATAGAAGGCACTATTAGTAGCGGAGTATGGGGCAGTCATAACGCAGGGTTTTGTTAGTGATCTATCTATGTTTAACATCAACCACTTGGCTGCTCTTGGGTCTTCTGCCTCTCGAAGTCGCTCGCATAAACTTGTTGCTACTTGACTGTATATATCACTTGGTTGACTGCTATTAATTAGGTTTACTTTCTCACCCATTACTTGACTGCGGAGCAAACCTGAGAAGTGCTGAATAGAACTGCAAGTGCAATCAAGGTGGCAGGGAAGCTGACATAAATAGCTACTTGGTTCTTGTTGATAAAGATAGATTGCCCTGCAAAAAGCAAGAAAACTCCAAGGTTTATCTGCTCGCATCCATAGTTCTGGTGCACCCCAACAATCTGTTCCAATGGCATAAATAGTTTTTAAATTATTATTAACCCAATCTATTTTTGTTTGGAAGTCTTGTTTGATACCGAACATATTAGCCCCATGTATCTTTAACCAGTTCAAGTCTTCTTCTGTTTTTATTATCTTGCCATTTGTAAATTGTAATAACGCTCTTGATACATCATTACCCTGAGAATTTAAGAAGGGAACTCTATCATATACTCTGCCTCTAAAATCTAGTTGTTTAGGGAAGTATAAGTTAGGTTCGTCTTTGTATTTCTTGGCCATCCATATTGTTTTAGCTATACCAATACGGCTGCCTTTAGTGTAGTTATTCTTATCTATTATTCTTTTACAATCTATTCTCCACTTAATTACTAGAGGGTCGCTCTCCTCCAGATGCTTTGGGTATGGTGGTACTGCATAACCTTCTCTTGGTAGTAAGCAACCTATCTCTAAGTTGTTATCGTAAGCATATAATACTTGCTCTAAAATATATTTATTAACGCACATACTTACATTACCCTGTATGTTAGCAACATCATAAACGCTAGTCATACCCTGGGGTTTGGCTGCTATTTCTTTATTATTACTTTTAAAAAGATTGAACTTTATATTTTCATTGTAGTAACCACCATCGTAGGGGTTGCTCCAAGGTTTTGGTTTTATCAGCATCGGCAAAAAGTTTGGCGTTTGTATTTTAAGGTCGGTATCTATTTTCTTTACCCACTCCATGCACTTATCAGTAGCTCTTACCATCCTTCTTGCTGGCTTGTAACTTGTATCTAAAAAAATTTCTATTAATCCTGTATATTTTTGTATTAATTCGACCATGAATAAACCACTTGCCATACGTTGGCGAGCGTTCCAGTATTCTGTATTGGTCATTGTATTTATAAGGTAGATTTTATATCTTTTTTTATGACGGCCTCGCTTGTATTTGGTTAGCTCACTATCAGTAGCCCTATCCAACATTGTCTCAATCCAAATTTTTTCTATGACATTGGCTGCTATCTGGTGCAATGATGGGGTGCTCGATAGTGTATCGACTACTGTTCTTATGGATGCTGCTGCTATTTGTTGGGGTGGTAGCTCTAATAGTGGGGTAAGCATAGCGTAATTAGTGCCAGCTTTACCTTGTTCTATCTTTCTCCTGATGGCTCGCAAGTGATTAACTATTATGTCCACATTAAAAGAGCATAGAGCCTCGCCATAAATGGTGAGAGACTCCATGCTCGCTGCTTGTTTTTTATTGTGTGATGATCTGATTCTATTCTGACCCATGTTAAGCATTAGCTCTTCATTGGCCAGCTGATCTTCAAGACTACGCATTACTCCAAAATTCTAATTTCTTCTCGTAGTCTTCTTCGAGCCACTCCGTAAGGATACGTTTAGATAGCTCGGCTCTAGTTATGCCCATCTTTTTAGCTAAGTTATCTAGCCTGTCGCATACTTGAGGTGGTAAAAACGCTTGTAGTTTTTTACTTTCATTTTCTGGCATCTTCAAAATACCTCCTTGCGGTAGTCCATACTAACTTGATTAATGGGTACATAGCTACCCTCGATTCTGCATCTGGGTATTGCTGCTTAAGAAATTCATTCATAGCCCTATCACTTGCCTCGTCTTGAGTCTCGATAGGAATAGGATTGTCAGGCAACATGCACCAATAGATAGCATCTGGAGGTATGTAGTCATACTTAAAAGAGTGCCAATATCCATTAGGCATGCACTCATTTTTCTTTAAAAAATAAAGCACCTGACCAGCGTTATTGCTATGTGCTTTATCTGGTTTTTTTGTGCTCAGTTTGTAAAGTTGATAGTCGGCCATTATTAAGTGGTGGGTTGTGATGTTTATTTAATCCTATAAACAGTAGTAACTGTATAAGAATAGATGTTAGTAAGAATAATTCAAGTCTAAACATTATGCCGTCTTTGAATTAGCTTTTATTAATTTCACCTCATAAATATCTTTATAAGGTATCTTGCTTCGCATAAAGCTAGTCAATGCCTCGTATAAATTAACTGCTTTTTGGTAGTAGGCCTCAACAAAATTTGTTGAAGCACTACTATAAATAATTTCATACGTTTTCATTTCCTTATTAACTATCTGCATGAGTTCATTGCCTCCACTATTGGAATTAAATCCTCAATTATATGCTTAATTAATAAATTTCTAGCCTTACATGAATCATCTGGTAACACTATCGACATCTTTGTATTACCTGAGAGATTGTTAACAACCCCCAAGATATAGGTTAGACGCTGCACTTGTGTATGCCAAAGTGGATTTTCTTTGAGTAACTTAAGAAGTTCAATGTCATTAGCACCGATCTCCCTAAGATAATCAGAATCTGTATAACCTTCTGGAGCATCGAACATATACTTATCGTTAATGATGCCGTACTCAAGATGGATACGTTTAAACTTTTCATCTAATCCCATGTTAATCCTCCCATTTTTGTAGGTTTACTTTTAAATCCCAAGTCATAGAACAGTACTTGGTATTGTCCCAGATGGTTCCCATCACCGCCTCAACGATGATGGTATTTATTTCTTCGACTGATTGCTTACTCATATGGTGCTTATCGAAGTTGGGAAAGTGTTTGAATTGTGCCATTAGTTAGCTCCTTTGTATCTGTTTGGGCCTCGTCTTGGCTTTCGATACACCATTACATAGCTGCAAGACTCAGCTAAATCTGGGTTGAGTACATTTTCAGCGAAAGTAGTAAAGTCTGGGTCTAACCAGCTTTCTAATTCTTGTGTGCTGTTGGTATAACAACTCACTTTTAAATCAGATTTTCTTCTGACATAATCGAGGTCGATAGCTTGAACTAACTCCTCATAATCACAATCAATAGTAAATACAACCCTATATTTATAGGGATGTATCACTTGGTCGGTGTGAATTTTGTAGTCGCATAATGACATAGCCATTAGTTAAGTGCCTCCTGATTTTGTTTTACTAATTTTGGGTCATTGCCAAAAAATTGTGACATAAGATCATTGCTTATTTTTTCTTGAATACTTGGAGGGCAATCAGTCCATGTATCCTTAAGAACCATCCAGCCATGGTCTAATATGGCTGGGATGTTGTTCTTGTCTTCGATGTAGTGCTTAATCATGTGACCACCTGTAAAGATTCGATTAATTTAAAAGGCTTGCACCCCTTATAAAAGTTGTAATAGTCCTCTTTGTATGATCTTGATTCTTTATCAACTACATCTGGGTTGACTAACTGGTAGCCATCCCATGCCCAATGCTCGCAGTCTTCAATATCAAATATATGGACTGTCATTATCTGCCAGCCCAATAATTTGTTATCCCTTTTAGCTTTTCTTACGGCCTTTGTTGCATGGATAATGTTAGGGTCGTGACCTGATGACCACGCTATCGAAGTTCCACTATTCCATGGAGCAATAGCCAAGACCCTCCTTGGCTGCTGCTCATATACAATTTTCTTGCCTTTACGTTTAGCCATTAATCCATGCTCCTGATGTAGCTTGCGGATTCTGTTCTATCGTGAAGTGCTACGGCTCCATAAAATGTAAGGCCTGTTAACTCTTCAATCTTTTCATTGAATCTGCTATCACTTGTAGCAACATAAGAACCGCCCATCATTGTCCAGACTTTAGCGTCTAATAATTCTTGAGGTACGACTCGAACAGTAGGGTATTTAAAATGCTTTTCAACTATCAACTTGGCTGCAGGGTATTCAGCCGATGGCTCGAATGGTGCTTCGATGTTGGTAATTGTTAGACCTTTTATATGTGGTCTTGTTTGTATGTCAGATACTCCATGGTTGGAACATCCTCCTTGGGTGTTATCCCTGTAAATTTCAACATGTAAACCCATGTTTAAAACTCCTTTTTGTAGTGGTTAATTGAGTAATTTTTAAAAACTACTCATTCATGGAAGGCCCATAAAAGCGTAGTTTTGGAAGGTATAAAGACCCCCAAAGAAAATTTCGGGGGCCTTGTAGCTCCTTCTGGAGCTAACTATTTGACCATTGAACATGTTTTCGTGCTGGTATTGGCTGCTTCATACATCCCATATAGTTCAACCCTTCACCATGGTATAAGTCACGCTTTCTGCAATCCTTAATAATTCCATAGTTTAGTTTGAATCCGTATAAGTCTTTAGCTTGCCATTTTTGAAGCGACTCTTTGAACCATCTGGAGGTAGGAAATAAATATTTAACCGCATCCATTGACTCATATAAGTAAGCCTCTTCATATCCATATTGAAAAGGTATTTCAATAATTAATTCATTTTCATGCTCGAGGTTAAGAACGACTCGAGAAGAAAAATATGAATTGCCGTTCACTTTGTCTCGCCATTCTTTGGCGAAAATGTCAATAGTCTTTAATTCTGAAAGTTTCATTTTCTGTCCCTGTATTTGTAATTAATGCGGATAGCTTCGAAGCAAGTAAAGAGGGCATAAATGCCCCCTATAAGAATTAAACATTCCATAATTTAATAATCTCCTTGGGCTGTAACTGTAATACCCAATGCTGGGCAGTCGTCACATGCTGGGAACTCGGCCCAGATGCTCGAGGTTGATACATGATCTAAGAATGATTGCAAAGCTAGAACTTGGCCTGTTGAAGTGCCACCAATAGAGAACTTATAGTTTTTGTTGGCGTTTATTGGTTCAAACTTATAAGGATAAATTCGAATATTTAAAAAACCAATAACCCATTCATAAGGAACTTTGTCCTCTTTATGGTTAATTACTGGCTGACCAAATAAACCAACAAGTTGGTTAAAGCTGGCTTCACATTCGCCAATTTTCCAAGTACAGGAATTAACTAGAACTGACATAACAATTAAATTAGTGAGTTGATTAAAAGACCGCAGCAGAATCCGTAAAGAATCCGCAGCAATCCAAATTAAATATAAACCATTTCTTTTTAGTTTGCAATTAATTAGGCGGCTGATCTCTCAATTAAACATATATTGGCCCTCCAGCTGCTCCAGATGGCCGACCAATAGCCCAATTTAGCCAGCAGTACTGTCCAATAGACAGTTCTACAGCCCCCCAAGACTCTAGTTATATCCCCAATAAATAATTATTGGCCATCCTACGGCCCTATTTTGGCCAGATACTGGCCCTATAAAAAATATAAATTAATTGATATGGGGGATTTTCAAAAATCCATACAGACGTAGAGCCGATCAGATTTTTTTACCAAAATTTATCTGAACAGATACTTATAGAGAACTAATAGTAACTAATAGAGTTCTGGAGGATGTTCTTCTTCTATTGTGGAGAGCTAGTGGTGGACAGGGATTTAGGTTTAGGTATATTGAGAGTAAGCCATTATATATAACCGAACCCCAAAGCAGTCGGTCAAAACTCCTCACACCCTATATAATGGCTATTAATGGGGTTTTTCAGTAGTGGGTTGAACCTCATTTTTAACTATTATGGCTAAACAAAACACAAACGAAGTATTAAGCGACCTACACTCAAGTTTAGCGAGTGCTTTAAGTGAGATACTGGATAGTGGAATGGCAAGTACAGCCGACTTGAATGTTATTCGACAGTTTTTAAAAGACAATCAGATAACTTCTCAGCCCGTAGAGAACACTCCATTTGGGGATTTGGCTAAGTCGTTACCTGATATAGAGAATGTTATCGAATTAAAAAAGCGTAGTGCGTAATGAAGAAGGAAAATTGGCAACAATTACCCGAACCATACAATAAAGACTTTAGATATTTCTTAGTTTTAGTCTGGAGGCATTTACAACTACCAGACCCGACAGCAGTTCAGTTAGATATAGCGGAATATATGCACAAAGGTAGCAAGAGAAGAATAATAGAAGCGTTTAGAGGAGTAGGAAAATCATGGATGGCAGCAGCATACGTCTTATGGTTACTACGGAATGACCCACAAAAGAAAATTATGGTTGTGTCGGCCTCAAAAACAAGGGCTGACGATTTCGCACAGTTTTGTTTAAGGATAATACAGGAAATGCCAATACTAAAATGTCTTGAGCCTGACCGAGAACAGCAAAGATCAGCTAGTAATAGATTTGATGTACGCCCAGCTATACCCGATCAGTCAGCTAGTGTAAAAAGTGTAGGTATCTTTGGACAATTAACTGGTAGTCGTGCCGATTTAATACTGGCAGATGACTGTGAAGTACCGAATACAGCATGGACTGTAGGTATGAGAGAGAAGCTATTGCAATGTTGCGGTGAGTTTAACGCTATTCTTAAACCAGATGGAGAAATAATGTTCTTAGGAACACCTCAAACAGAAGAAAGTATATATAACAAACTAAGAAATAGAGGTTATGACTGTCGCATCTGGACTAGCAGATACCCTAAGAAGCCAGAAAAGTATGGAGAAGCGTTAGCACCTATGATTCGTAACCTATCAAATGTTAAAGCAGGGCAACCAACTGACCCTGATAGGTTTTCTGAAATGGATTTGCTGGAAAGAGAAGCAAGTTATGGTCGCTCACAGTTTACTTTGCAGTTCCAATTAGACACTAGCCTGTCTGATTTACAGCGATTCCCACTAAG